AGACGGCATGAGGAACTATCCCGAAATCGCCAGTCGGATGTTCGGCACGCCGCTGATGCTGCATCCGTCGAAGGGCGACATCATTGCGCGGGCTTTCGGTCCGCGCGTGCTCGGCAGCCCGGACGCTCCGGCGCACGTCGCCGGCGGCGAAGAGATGGGGCTCCTCGGTGAGAAGCTTCGCAATGCGACCGACTGGGATGGAGAGCGAATCTACCCTGGTCCGGATCTTGTCGCGTCCGGCATTGCGCTCATCGAGATCGAGGGCTCCCTCGTCAACAAGGGCAAGTGGATCGGCAAGTCCTGCGGCATGACCAGCTACGAAGCGATCGGAGTGCAGGTCCGGGATTGCATCGAGCGCGACGACATCAAGGCCGTCGTGTTCGAATTCGACAGCTATGGCGGAGAGGTGACCGGCGCCTTCGATTGCGCCGAGCAGATCTTCGAGCTTTCGCAGGTGAAGCCCACCATTGCCGTCCTCACGGATCATGCGTGCTCGGCCGGTTATCTGCTGGCTTCGCCGTGCCGTCAGCTGGTCATTCCGCAGACCGGCATCTGCGGCTCGATCGGCGTCATCTCGATGCATGTCGACATGAGTGCCTGGCTCGCGAAGGAAGGCCTCAAGGTCACGATCCTCAAGGCCGGCGAGCACAAGGCCGACTTCAACCCTTACGAGGCCATCCCGGACGATGTGCTTCAGCAGGAACTCGCCGAGCTCGAGGAGCTCCGCGTCGAATTCGCAGCCACCGTCGCGCGGTACCGCGCCGGCCGGCTGACACAGCAATCCGCTCTCGCCACTGAGGCGCGGGTCTATCGCGGACAGAAGGCGGTTGATGCCGGCCTCGCCGACGCGGTTGCACGCCCTTCGCAGGTTCTTGAAGCCTTCGAAGCTGAACTGAGCCGGACAGCCGGCTAACCCCAACATCAACTGGAGACGACGAATGTCGAACTTGACGCGTAGCAGCGCGCTCACGCGGAGCGTGCTCGCCGCGATTAGCGGCAAGAAGGGCTCCCGGCTGGAAGACGAGCGGCCGGAAGAAATCGAAGACGAAGAGAAGGTCGAAGGCACCGAGGACGATACCTCGGCCGAAGACGACGTCTCGGACACGGACGGTGACACGTCCGACGACGACACCAGCGCCGAGGGCGAGAAAGAGGAGGCCGACGACGGCAAAACCTCGGCTAGCGCAATCCGCCGCGCGGAGCAGGGTCGCATTCGCTCGATCCTCACGCATCCGAAGGCGGAGAGCAATCCAGGCCTCGCAGCCGAGCTTGCCTTCGGCTCGAGGTTCTACTCGGCCAAGGAAGCGGGAGCGCTTCTCTCCTCCGCTTCCGCCGGCGGTTCGCGCCTTGCCGGTCGCATGGCCGGAAAGAGCCCGACGCTCGGCGCCGGCACGCCGGGCGGCGGCCAGGCCACCGAAAAACAGGCGGTGATCTCCACCGTCCGCTCCACCATCCTGGCCCGTCACGGCCGTAACCGGAAGGATTCCTGATCATGGGAGAAGCGACCTTCGCCCCGAACGACCTGCTCGTCTCCGACGTACCGGTCATCACCCGCAACGTCACCATCGCCAGCGGGCAGAACCTCGAGCGTGGTGCCGTTCTCGGCAATGTCACCGCTTCGGACAAATACATTCTGTCCGCTGCTGCTGCGGCCGACGGTTCCGAAGATCCGGCGCTTGTCCTCGCCTTCGACGTGGACGCATCCGCCGGCGACGTAGTTGCCGCCGCCTACGCAAGCGGCGCCTTCGATTCGACGAAACTCATTCTGGGCGCCGGACACACGGCCGCTACGGTCGAGGCCGCTTTCCGCAAGGCAGGCGCTCCCCTCTACGTGCGCGTCCTGAAGTAAGCCCGAGACCGAAAGGACACCACACACATGGAAGAACTTCTCCTCTCCACCGCAGAACTCGTTGCAGTTCTGCCGCCTCGCGATCGGCCGGAAGCATTCCTGCGCGATCGCTATTTCTCCACCACGGTCCTTTCCGATATGGAACAGATCGTCTTCGACAAGATCCTGCCGGATCGCGAGCTTGCGCCGTTTGTCCACCCGGATGTTCCGGGCAAGGACTCGGCCAACCGCGGCTTCAAGGCGACCAGTTTCACGCCGGCCTATGTCAAGCCGCAGAATACGCTTCGCCCGGGCGGCAACATGATCCGCATGCCGGGCGAGCCGATCGGCGGCCGCAACTCGCCGGCGCAGCGCTACGCCTACAATCTGGCGACGATCATCGACGATCAGGACCAACGGATCACCCGGCGCGAGGAATTCATGTGCTCGCAGGTCATCCGTACCGGCCAGGTAATTGTCGAGGGCGAGGACTATCCGACGCAGACCGTCAACTTCGGCCGTAATGCCGCGCTGACGATCGCACTCGCCGGCGCAGCGCGCTGGGGCGAAGCCGGCGTCGACCCGATGGACGATGTCGAGGAGTGGGTGCAGCTGCTTTCCGATACCAGCGGCTTCACCGCCCGCGAGGTGCTGCTCGGCCCAGGCGCTGCGGGTCTCCTGAAGAAGTCGCAGCGGTTCCTCGACGCGCTCGACAACCGGCGCCAGGATGGCGGCATCATGCAGCTGGGGCCGGTCAGCACCGGAGCGGAGAACAAGTATTACGCGGTTCTCGGCACCATTGGCGAGTTGACCTTCATCCAGTATTCGCAGCCCTACACGGTCGGCGGCGTGCGCAACAACTTCTGGCCTTCCATGGGCGTCGGAATCTTCGATCCCTTCGGCTTCATGGGCCACTTCGCTTACGGCGCCATCCTCGACAATGACGCCCTCCTGTCGATGGAGCGCTTCCCCGACATGTGGCGGGAACGGAACCCGTCGCGAACCATCGTCCAGACGCAGGCCGCGCCGCTTCCGATCGCTCCGGAGCCGGACGCCAGCCTGTTCGCGCTGGTTCGATAATCCCTTCCAACCTGTGTTCGCCCGAATATCCGCCGGTCTCTCGCCGGCGGATATCGGGACTTGAAAGGACGCTCCGATGAGCAAGAAAACCGAGCAGTTCAATGTGACCGTCAAGGTCGGCAAGAAATCCTACGCGCCCGGCGAGCCGGTTCCGGTCGGTACCGGCGGCATCACGGCCGAGGAAGCGGAAAATTTCCGCAAGAATTTCGGCGCCTTTACCGCCGGCCCCGACGCCACGGCCGCGAAGCCCGTGCCTTCCGTCGATCTCGACAAGCTTCGCGAGGCGATCGAGAAGCTCTCCGCCGACAACGACAGGCTTTCGGCCGACAATGACCGGCTGACGGCGGAGCGTGACAGCGCGCTCGGCGATCGCAACACGCTACTGAAGCAGAACGAACAACTTGAGACCGACAATGCGACGCTGGCCGGCGAAGTCACCAAGCTCCAGGCCGAGATCGAAAAGCTCAAGGCTCCGAAATGACGCCGCGTCCCGCCATGTTCGAAAGGATGGGGCCGAAGTTCGCCAAGGCCTTCGGCAATGCCGACGCCGTGTTCACGGTTGACGGTGTCGCCAGGCCCGCCGTGCGGGTCATCCTGCGAGTGTGGCGGGAAACCGACCTGGCCGAGGAGCAGGAGCAGGCCGTCGAAGGCACCACCCATCTGCTCGCCGTGTCCGCCTCCGCGGTGCCCGGTCTCGCCAGCCATCGCGATAGCGTGGCGATCGGCGGCGTCACCTACCAGGTCATCAACATCGACGATGATGCGCGGGCCATGCTCCGCATCTCGCTTGCCGGAGATATCTGATCATGAAGACACAGGAACAGGAGCAGGCTCCGGCCGTAGCGGTCGATCCGATGGAGGACCTCTGCCAGGCGCTGTTCTCGACGGAAGACGGCGCCAGGAAGAAGGCCGCGCGCCAGACCGCCGGCGCCATGACGCAACGGCCATGGCCGCAATTGCCGTCGCGGCTCCGGTCGGCGGTCCGCTCCGACATCAGCCGTTTGCTCGATAGTGGCAACGCGCGCGCGCAGATCATCGAGGCCGGCTATTCCGCAGGTGTCGTGAACCAGGCGCTCCGCGACCTCGGCCGCTCGGGCGCCTGACATGGCGCATCTCCGCAGCCAGATCTTCGCGGCCGTCATCGCGCGTCTCTCGGCTATTCCGGAGTTCTCCGGTGCTGACAAGGTGAAGCGCGGCCGCAAGGGCGCGATCCCGCAGGAGAAGCTGCCGGCCCTCACAGTCACCTGGGCCGACAGATCGGAGATCATGACGCTCCGACCCTCGTCAGGGCCAGCCGGCGAGGACGGCTATGATCGGTCCCTGCCGCTCTCGATCGTCGTGCACCTGCGGGACGATGAGCCGGAAGAGGAATTCGACCGGCTTTGCGTGCTGATCGAGACGGCGATGGCCTCGGACATCACTCTCGGCGGCCTCGCCATTGAGGCGTTGCTGCAGTCGGAACAGTATTTCGTGAACCCGCAGACCGGCATCTCCCTGCTTGCCGGTTCGCTCAACTACCAGATCGCCTACAAGACGCTCGCCGCCAATCCGGAACAGGCTGCGCTGTAGCGCCACCACTCCCACCAGCGAAAAAGGACTTTGCCATGGCTCTCGGCCGTCAGCTTACGCTTGCCCGCTCGACCGGCGCAGGCGCCTTCACCTTGGCCTGCATCACGGAACAGCGATCCCTCGAGATCAACAACGAGGAAATCGATATCACCAAGCCGAGCTGCACCGATCCCGGCAGCAAGCTCACGCTGGCGCTGATGTATGGCATCCAGTCCATTCGTTTCAGCGGCCAGGGGGCCTTCGTCGATACTGTCACGATGAAGGCGGTAACCGCCGATGCCGTCAACCAGGTCATCACCGAGTATCAGGTCACGGTGCCCGGCGTCGGCACGTTCGAAGGCGACATGCTCGTCTCGATGACCTTCTCCGGCGACAAGACCAACGAGCTGCAGGCGGACATCCGTTGCGCCATGACCGGCGCTCTCACCTTCGTGCCGGCCGTCTAACCGGAGAGGTTCCATGACGCATGCAAACCCATTGCGCGGCGAGGCGGATGTTCGCATCGGTGCGATAAAATTCCGCATCGCCGTTACCTTCTCCGGGCTCGCGCGCCTCTCCGAAGCGATCGGCGCCCGCACGCTCGACGAGCTCTACGGCCGTCTCCTCGGTTTCGAGCCGAAGGCGGTTGCCTGCGCCGTCCGCTGCCTGATCGTCGCGGACGACGAGGATCAGATATCGGCGCTTTCGGCGAAGATCCTCGACGACGACAATATCTCGGCCGCCGACCAGCTCGCCTGGCGTGAGGCGGTCGAAAAGGCGCTGTCGGCACACATTGCTGCCGGGACAATTCGGCGGGACGAACGGACCGCGTCGCAGATTGCGGGAGACGCTGTCCTGGGAAAGCCCGTAAGCCCCTCCTGATTAAGGATCATCTCAAGTCGCTGTACCGTATCGCCACAAACCCGAAGATGCTCGGCTGGTCGCCCGAGACCTTCTGGAAGGCGACGGCGGCGGAATTCGAGATGACCGTGGAGGGGCTTTCCGGGAATGTTCGCGGCGGACCGTTCATTTCGCGCGAGGAAGTCAGGCGTATCGCTGCAGAGCACGGCGTCCGGTCTTCGCTGAAGGGTAATCCCAATGCGAGGACGATTGGTGGCGGGCCTTAGTGCGCTTCACTCTCTGTCATGTAGCCGTTAGCCTTCAGTGCTTGCGTCAGGAGCTTCATGATGGCGGCTTCGTCGGTTAGCCCGTTCTTCACGGTGTAGTCCATCAACGCTTGTCCGACATCATCGTCGAGCAGGTCATGGATGTTGCTGCCAAGGACGATGTTGCGGATCTGCTCAATCAAGCTGGCCGCAGCGTTTTTGCTGATCCGCCTGACAAAGCTGTCCGACAGGCGCTCGACTATCTCTGCATTCATGGACGAGCTGGCCGCAGCTTCCACGAGCCTCTCGTGGAGATCACCCGGAAGCCGAAGCGTTATCCTGATCCAGTCGTCCTGCTTCGCCATAGTGGCTCACTAACATCAAAGTTCCATCAACTTAGTGGCTCACTAACATTAAATTGGTGTCATGTCTTGACACCGAATTGGTGTCACACTAATCTGGTGTCATAGGGGATTGCCAGATGAAAAAATTGGTTTCTATCCAGCTGAGATTGCCCCCCGACGCGAAGGAATTCATCGCGGCCGAGGCGGAGAAAAATGCGAGTTCGCAGAATTCGGAAATCGTGCGCTGCATCCGCGAGCGGATGGAGCGTCTAGAAAAGGAAAAGGCCGAAGCATTGGCGTCGTAAACCTGCTTCGGCCTCTCCAATATCAACAAGGCTCATTGATATGATTCGTGATGTAATTCAAGCTGTTGCAAAATGCAACGGCTCCGAAGACCCTGTGTTGACCAGACGCACGGCGCTCTTCGGAATGGTGGCGACCGCTGCAGTTGGGGCGGCTAATTCTGTCGAGGCCGGAGCGGTTCCCACGCGAGAACAGATGGAAGACTATTTTCTCTTCCTCTGGAGCGAGCATCGACGAGTTGCTGAGGAGCTCGGCATAGACGTCTTCGATCATCTGACGTTGCACAATCGCGGCGGCCGCGCTCGGTACGAGGAGGCTTGTTCTCCTCCGGCCTCGACGCGCGCTTTGAAGGTGCTTGCTCAGACCGGATTAGCAGCGTGAAACGTGCGGAGCGTTAGAAGCTCTCCTTTGAGCCATCCTCGTACATGACCGCCTTCACGCAGGTGGCGGTCTTTACGTCCTGCTTCCGCAACTGGAGCAGTCGCTTTAGATGGACACCCGCTGGCCAAGTTAGGTGTTCATTGTATCTGCCGCCCGCCGGAATGGTAGCGTCTGGCCCAATGGGAATGGCGCCGAGCGGAACATCCAGGGCGTCGTAGAAGTAGGCTACAGCCTTGAGCATGCGAATCTGCTTCTTGGCGTGTGACTGAACGTCAAATGTGATTTCGACGTGCTCCTCACCCGCTTGTCCGGCCGACCAGTCGGTGATGCTGAGCATCGTTTCGTTGCAGCCGGTGGCCTTCGCTTCCGACGCTGCAAACACAGACAGTATCAAGAACAACCTGAGCATGCGCCCCTCCCTGTTGCGGCGGAGCGTAGCGATTTTTCTTTTCTCCGCAACGAGGCATTCGATGAGCCGTCCGGATATTCCAGTTACCATTTCCGGAGACCCGAGGGGTTTCCAGTCCGCGCTTGCGCGGGTGCGGGCGCTCTCAAAAACGACGGCGACCGACGTCGCGGCTTCTTTCGGGCGTGTAAAGAGCCTTGCCGGGGGTGCTGCAGGGCTTTTCACAGGCATCGTTTCGGCTTCTGCTGTGGCGGCCATCCGCGACGCTGCCAGTGCCATTGCATCCGTCGGCGACGAGGCGCGGCGGGCTGGCCTCGACGTCAAGAGCTTCCAAGAGTTGAAGTATGTGGCTGAGCAAAACCGCGTTGGTGTCGACGCGCTGACTGATGGCATCAAGGAACTGAACCTCCGCGCCGACGAATTCATCGTTACCGGCGGAGGTTCGGCGGCCGAGGCTTTCCAGCGGCTTGGCTATTCCGCCGAGGACCTGAAGCGGAAGCTCGAGGATCCTGCGGACCTCTTTACCGAGATCATCGGGCGCCTGGGCGATCTCGATAAGGCGGCGCAGATACGCATCATGGACGAGATATTCGGCGGTACCGGCGGAGAGCAGTTCGTACAGCTGATCGAGGCGGGCGAGGCCGGGATCCGCGACACGATCAAGGCTGCCAATGATCTTGGGATCGTCCTCGACGAACAGATGATCGAGCAAGCGGAAGAGATTGATCGCCAGTTCAATGCGATCGCGACCACCGTTGGGACCAATCTGAAGGCCGCTATCGTTTCCGCCGTGGGCAGCCTCGGCCAATTCATTGATAGCTTCAATGAATTCGAGCGGCAGCAGACTAGGACCCTTCAGACGCGGCAAACCGCAATCATGGGGGAAAAGAACGACACGCATCGGCAAATCCAAGAGGCGACGCAGGAACGTATAGCGCTCGGTGAGACTGGCGCCGGCGGAATGATCGATCAATCGATTGCTGAACTTCAGGCCCATATGGATCGGCTGAATGAAGAGGAGAACAGGATCATCGAGATCCTGAGCGAGCGAAACTCCCCGAAGCTTGCTCCGCAGGGGCCGAAGTGGGAACCGATTGCCCCGCCGGACGATGAAAAGAAGGGCGGAGGCAGCCGCTCCAAGAAAGTCTCCGAAGCCGAGAAGGAAAAGAAGGCGATCGACGACGTCATCGCGTCGTTGCGCGAGGAGCTGGCGATCATCGGCCTCACCGATATCGAGCGCGAGCGGACAATTGCGCTCCGCGAAGCCGGTGTCGAGGCGACATCGAAGGAAGGCCAGCAGATCTCGGCGCTCATTGACGAGAAGTATCGCCAGCTCGCGGCCGAGGAGGCGCTGGCCGAGCAGTATGAGCGCAGCGAAGAAGCGGCCGAGAGGATGGGGCAGGTCCTCGACGACCAGCTGATGCGCATCGTCGACGGCAGTTTCGATGCGAAGGAGGCGATCGCGGCTTTGCTCACCGAGATCATCAACGTGCAGACGAACGGGAAGGGGCTTTTTGGTTCGCTGTTCAGCTCCATTTTCGGCGGCGGTAGCGGCCTTAGCTCCAACTTCGTGCCGACCACGACGCTCGGTGACTTCCTCGGCTATGGCGGTGCGCGCGCTGGCGGCGGTGATGTTTCTCCCGGGCGCATCTATCGTGTCAACGAATATGAGGACGAGTTCTTTGCGCCGACCAGCCACGGCCGGATCATCGCGCCGAGCAAACTGTCCGGCGCGTCGGCAGAGGGCGAGGGAGGCGGCGGCCGTACCGTGGTCGAGATTGTACTGAGCAAGGATCTGTTTGCCAGTATCCTCGAGCAGACCGGCGACCAGACAGTTCGCATTGTCCGCAGCAACGAGGAAGCTCGATCAAACTATCGCCAGAACGGCGGGGAAGATTTCTGATGGCGTTTCTCATTTCGCTTCCGAGTGTGGTTTACGGCCAGGTCGCGTTCGACCCGGTGCGTATTCGCGACACAAACCGCATGGAAGGCAGGCGGACCGAGATGGCCTATTCCGGGACGCCTTACTGGATCGCCTCCTATTCGGCGTCGAAGCTGACAACGGCCGAGGTGGCCTTGTTCGACGCCTTCAACATGGACGCGAATGACGGCGGCTATATTGCCGGTTACGATCCGCACCGGCCTCGGCCGATTGCCTATCAGGGAAGCAATCCGCTTTCCGGCGTGAAGGCGGGCGGTGGAGCCTTCAATGGCGACGCGGTGCTGCAGTCGATCACCGACGGCAACACGATCGTCGTTTCAGGCCTGCCGGCCAGCTTTAAGCTCGGACCCGGTGATTATGTCGAGGTGCGGAAATCGACCTTCGTGCGCTCGCTGCACCGGATCACTCTGGCCGCGACTGCGAGCGCGGCTGGCGTCGTGACGCTGAAGATCCGCTTCGGTCTCGACCTGCAGGTGTTCACCCTGCCGTGCACCGTCCACTTCGAGAAGCCATCCTGCATCATGGAGATGGATGCAGGGAGCTTCAGCCTGCCGAAGACCTGGCCGAACTATAATGTCCAGTTTACCGCAACGGAGCTGTTCCTCTCATGAGCACGCTTTCACCTGAGGTCGAGGAATTGATCGAGAGCGGCGAATTCGCTCTGCTCGACATTATCCGCTTAGATCTGCCCGGAAAAACTGTCGGATATCATCGCGGCGCCCGTAAGTTCACCTATAACGGCCTGGAGTACCTGCCGAACCGGTATTTGCAACCCGGTGACCTGGTGAGCGCCGTCGGTGTGGCCGTCACCACCCGGACTATCGTCTTCTCCAACATTCCGGTGACCAATCCCGAGGACGCGGTCGCGAGGATCGAGGAGTTCAATTACCAGAACGCGCCGGTCATCATCACCTCGCTCGCCGGTGCGCCGAATTCGAGCACTGTCGTCGGGGTGCTGGTCTCGACCATCTACGAGATCGACCAGGTGCGCTACAACGAGGGTGCGGTCTCGGGTTCCGAACGAACGCTGACGATGATGATCGATCTGCAGCCGCCCGGGCGATCGGCGCGGGGCTCGACAGGCGTCAAGCGCTCGCAGGCCGAGCAGCAGTTCGACAACAATCCGACCGACACGGGCCTGGAGCACGTGGCGACGAATGCGACCATCCCCGAGGAATGGGGTCAGGTGTCGCGCTGATTTCTGACCTTCAGGGATAGCCATGAATCGCTTCCGCATTGTCGAAGCCACGCTCGCGCGTGAGCTTGCGAAACCCTATGCCTATGGCTCGGCCGATTGCTTCATGCTCGGCTGCGCCTTCATCGACGCGCTGGCGGGCTCGGGCACCGCCGACAAATACCGCGGCGCCTATCGGACGCTTGCCGGCGCGCAGCGGGCATTACGCCGGCGCGGGCACATGTCGCTGGTGAGTTTCTTCGCGGCCGAGCTCGGCCAGGAACCGAAGGGCGGGGCGGAAGCGCGCCTCGGCGATCTCGTCATCCTGCGCCTTTCCGACGGCGCCGAGCATGTTGGCGTCTGCCTCGGCGCCCGTTTCGTGACCAAGACCGAACGCGGCCGGAGGGATCACGGCCTCGCCGACGTCATTGCCGCCTTTCACCTCGGATAACCTGTCATGGCAATCTTCACTTCAATTGCGACGGCGATCGCCGGTGCGCTGTTCGGCGGCTCTGCGCTTGCCGCCAGCCTCATCGGCGGTGCTCTGGCCTTCGGTGCCAAGCTGGCGATCGGCAAGCTTACCCAGCAGAAGCAGCAGAAGCGGAAATACACGGCCGTCCAGGGCGAAATCCAGTTCGGCGGCGATGTGCCGGTCGGCACGCTCTACGGCGTCGGCAAGACAAAGGGGCAGCGGACTTTCTATACCAAGTGGGGCAGCGGCAACAAATGGAATGCCGAGGTCTTTGTACTCGCAAATGGCTGGTGCGATGGGCTGGAGCCCTACGTCTACATTTATGGCGAGAAGAAAGCGCTGGTATCCCGGCCGGTCATCGGCAACGAGGTCGCGAACTATCATATCGAGGGCTTCGTCAACGGCTCTGGCGACCCGGTCCTGACGATCCGCTTTTACGATGGCAGGCCAGGCCAGCTTGTCGATCAGAAGCTGGTCGACGTCACGGCAGCGCTTGGCAACAAGTGGAAGAGCACGAGCGTCAATGCCGGCATCTGCTACGTCGTCGTGGAGCGCATCTATAGCGACAAGCTCTTCGGTTCGAAGGGTCGGCCGGAACTTGAATTCGTGCTCCGCGGGCTCCGCGAATACGACCCACGCAAGGACTCGACGGTTGCCGGTGGCTCCGGGACGCAGCGGCTCAACGATCCTTCGACCCATGTGTACACGAAGAACCCGGCCGTTCACCGCCTCAACTATCAGCTGGGCCTTCGCGCGCTCGTCTCCGGCCGTACGCTGATCGGCGAGGGCAAGAGCCTCGGCCAGATCGATCTCGCCACCTATTTCGTGGCGATGAATGTCTGCGACACGCTGCGGGCGAACGGCAAGAAGACCTATGAGTGCTCGCTCTTCGTCAGCGGCGACGATGATCACACCGAGGTGCTGAAGCAGTTCGACGATGCGATGGCCGGTTATGGGCTTAATCGCCGCGGCCTTTCCGGCGTCATCCCAGGCGCGCCGCAGATCCCGGTCAAAGACCTGACCACGGCCGATATCCCGGTGGACCGTGCTAAGGACGTGCAGTTCCGGCCATCGGCCTTCGAGCGTTTCAATCACCTTTCCGGCCAGTTCACGTCGATCGAGTCGATGTGGAACCCCGAAAGCCTGAAGCCGGTCTATGTGAATGCGGACATCGCCGCCGACGGCCGTAACCGGCAGACGAGCATCGATTTCCTGCAGGTGACCGATCCGGACATTGCGCAGTATCTGCTCAATATCCGCTACCGGCAGAACCGCATGGGCGGCAAGGCCACGGTTCCCGTCAGCCGTCGCTTCGGCCTGGCGGTACAGGAAGGCGAGTGGATCACCTGGCGCGGCAAGAGCTGGCTGATCAGTGAATGGCGCGCGGACGAACGACTGCGCATCACGCTGGTGCTCTCTGAGACCAGCGCTGAGATCTATGACGACGCCGGCATCGAGCCCGGACCGATCGTCATCCCGCCGACGCCGCCGATCAACCCGTCGCTGCTCTCGACCGTGCAGAACTTCAACGTTGCCGTCGGCATGATCAACGGCGCGCAGGGCTTTGATACGCCGGCGCTGCTGTTCACCTGGACCCCGCCTGACGATCCGACGATCACCGCCGTGCGTTTCGTCTACCAGATTGAGGGCACGACCGAGCTTTTCGAGGATCAGTGCACCTCGCCCGAGGACGGTCTGTTCCGCACCACGAAGAACGTGGTCTCCGGCAAGGTCTACAATGCCCGCGCGACGATCACGACGGTGCCGGACCGGTTGCGCACCTTCACGCCCTGGGCGACGACGGCGCAGCCGACCGGCTTGCAGACACTGCTCACCGGCCTGCAGCAGCTGCAAGACGATGCGCTCAACCGCTTCAAGGAACTGCAGCAGGAGATGGATGAGTTCTTCCGGCCGCGGCTGGTCGAGCTTCTGGATGCGTTCTCGCTCGAAGGTGCTGTCGGACAGATCGAGCGCCAGCAGATCGTTGCCACCATAGGTGACGCGCTGGCGCAGATCACCGAGGAGCGGCGGGTGCGCGTCTCGGAGAACGAGGCGACGGCGCAGTTGCTGACATATCTGCAGGCGAGCCTTGGAACGGCGAACGCGCGGCTGATCAACGAAGAGACCGTGCGGGCGACGGCAGACAGCGCTCTTGCCAGCTCGATCACCACGCTCGACGCCGAGGTGGACGGCAATCTGGCGCGTATCATCCAGGAGGAGACCGCGCGTGCCGATGGGGACAGCGCGCTTGCGACCAGCATCAGCGGCGTGAACGCCGACTTCAACGGGCGCTTCGCGCAGGGGCTGGTGAAATTCGAGGCAGTGGCGGCGCCCACCGGCGTCGATGCCCGCTTCTCCGTCTTACTGCGGGCCGGGACCAGCCAAAGCTTCAAGGTGTCTGGCTTCTATGTCGAGCTTTACACCGAAGGCGGGGTGCAGAAGTCGCGTATGGCCGTGCAGGCGGATCAGTTCCTCGTCACTTCAGGGAACAACCGCCATTACCCGATGGTCTTCGAGAACGGCGAACTGAAGCTGGCAATTGCCAATATTGGCACGGTCAATGCCGGTCTTCTTCAGTCGCTGAACGGCAAAATGAAGATCGACCTCAACAACGGCACGATCGAGATATTCAGTTAAGAAGGAGTGCAGCATGATATCCCTGGAAAGCAAGACAAAGGGTCAACCGCTTTACTTGAAGGCCGCGCATACGCGGGAGGGGCGCCCAAAGATCATTTTCTCGCGCGGCGACGATCGCCCGGATATTGAAGTGACGATCCTCGACGATGGCGCCTTAGCTCTGCGGGAATACCGAAGCGAATAGGTTGTTGTTGCCGCAGTGTTGGCAAACCAACGTGTCGATTTCGATTGATAGATTAAAGGCTGGATCATAGCCCTCGAGCATCGTTCCGTCACACGTTCCGCATCGAATCTCATAACCCTCTGGTGAGACAGGGAACCCAGTCGCTGACGCCTCGATGTGAATTGTCGTGTCCGCCGTAGGGGTTAGCTTCAGCACCTTCTTCATAATTGGCTCCGGTTGAACTCACGCAATAGAACCATCGGATCAACAAGAGTCGAGTCTTCACAAGAACCCCTGTGCATAGAGGGCGGGAGTAATCGATGGTCCGCACGATGATAGGCGTCGACAGCACCGGCGCAGGCTGCATCAAGATCATGAAGAACGATGCTGATAATCCGCGCACTACGCCGGACAGTCAGCGGTCGAAGTTCCTCTATAACTCGAAGTACGCTCTCAACGCATCGATTGCGCATATCGAGGTGATCAACCAGATCCCCGGCGGGAACGGCTATCAATACTTCCCCGCCGGATCAGGTGCCAGCAACTATGAAAAGGCGGTTGGGTTCGGAAATGCGGGTGGGGCCAGCGATGCCACCTGGCTCTTCAAGAAAGCGGCGTTCCCGAAATCCAAGTACGACATGCCGCTGTTCGATGTGAAGGCCACGCGGACGAATACCGGGCGTTTCAATCAGATGCGGGTGCAGCGCCGATACTCGGGTAAATATTACCACGACGAAGGCGGCTATTATTTCATGGGGAACTGGCGTCAGGCGCCGTGGGTGAAGAACTTCGATGGGTCGGTCAGCCAGTATGGATCGTTCACCTTCGGGACCTTTGCGAGGATCACCACTTCTACGCTCGACGATGCCTACAACCGCTTTCAGTCGCGCGACAAGCGCCTGGTCGTGTGGAATTTGGCCGGCAACGAGGAGGCTTCCAAGGAAGCGCAGCCGCTGGCGCCGAACGGGACCAAATCCGTTATTCTCCGATCCGACGCGATGATCATCGCCAAGCCGGGCTACAATGCCGAGACCGCAAACGAATGGCAGGTGGCTTTCGACAGCCGGCGCGTGCCGGTGAAGGTGATTGCAGCTGCTGACATCGCGCTTCCGTCGGGGGAGTCCTTTTACGACACCGGTATCGCATTGCCGGCGAATATCGCACTCGACGTGCACTTCTATACGGGCAGCGTGATCATGTACCCGTGCAACCCGGTCGACATGGATTTCGGGGCGGAATACTGGTTCAGCGGCAGCCGGATCTACTTCAACGCGACGCAGGCGATGCGCGCCCGGTTCATGCTCTACCTCGATGCGGGCGATAGCCCGACTAACGGCAGCAACCGCGTGCTGAAGACGTTCACAGAGGGTGGTGTGGACGTGGTGCAGTTCCTGCGCCCCGGCTCGGCGAACCCGCCTTCCTGGGCGGATATCATCATCGATACGCGCCGGCCGTGCGTGCAGATCATTACTGAAGGGTATTTCTCCATTCCGGTCGGGAGCCCGATCGAGACGGTGATCAACTTCGATGCTTCCGGCATGTTCCCGATGGTCAAATACATGACCAAACACGGTGCGTCGTCAGAAGACTCGGTCGGCAGCTGGAGTGAGTCGATCCGGCTTCCGAGCGTCCGCAGACTGGTTGTTCCCTATCAAGGGAAGGCCGACTGCGGCGACAGTACCCATTGCCGGCTGTCGCAGACGAGCGCCACCTTCGTCACGCACCGCGGCAATGTCGGTGATTACTACAACGACGCCGACAACCCGGGGACGGGAAAAACCGAAGGTTGCGACCAGCCGCTCGGCATCCGCTACTACATTCTCGGCATCCCAGCTTAGGAAATCCTGACACATGACCATACCCTATGTAACGGGCACGGTATCCGTGACCGCCGGCAGCGCCGTTGTCACCGGCTCCGGGACCGCCTGGGCGACGGCATTGATTGCCGGCGGGCTCTTCGGCCTCGACAGCAGCAACGGCAACCCGGTCCCGATTCTCTCCGTCGACAGCAACACGCAGCTGACGCTGGCCAAGCCCTGGCGTGGCACGACGGCGGCCGGTCAGGGCTACTGGATCATTCGCGACACGGCCTACCTGCAGCAGCAGACCGTCAACGCCCAGGCGCTCTCGACCTATATCCAGCGGCTCGACAATGCGTCGCTCGCGGCGCTGGCCGGGCTCAACCCTGGGGCCGATAAGCTCGCCTACTTCACCGGAGCAGCCGGCGCAGCCCTGACCGACATCAAGGCCAAAGGGCGGGACGTGCTTGCCGCAGACTCGATGCTTTCGCTCCTGGCGAAACTCGGCCCGGTAAATGGCGGCAATCCAAGCCCGACGCCATCCGGAGCCGGCGTTGGCTTGGCAGACGGAGATTTCAACACAGTAGTCGTTCCGGGTGCTTACACCATCGGCGGCCAATGGGCGAATGGCCCTGCCGGCCCCGGTGCCGCGGGGCATACCGGGATGCTGATCGTTTACGCGCGGTTCACGCAAGTTTTTCAAGAATTGTGGTTAGCCACTCCAACCAGTCCGATACGTTGGACCCGCTGGACTAGTGTAAATAGCGGCAGCTGGCCTAACCAGTGGTTCAAAATGCCGGGAGATATGGTCGGCGCTGTGTCGCAATCGGGCGGCGTACCGTTCGGCGCGATCATGGAGCGTGGCAGCAACGCAAACGGCGAGTACGTGCGGTTTGCTGACGGCACACAGATCTGTTGGGGAACTGGGACCATTAACGTCTCGACTGCCCTCAACAATCACTTCGGCTCTACCTCTGGAGCCTCGGTCACCGGCAACGCGCTAATCAGCTTTCCGGCGACGTTCTCGAATACAAACTACTCCGTGTCGGTCTTCCCTACCTTCCGCGGCTTTACGGTGCTTGGTGCCTATTCGAAGAACGGTGCCAATGCCGCTGTCAGGATGGGCGTGTCTGGCTCGACCGCAAACGATGTTCCCTATGAATGGTCAGCTTTCGGAAGGTGGTTCTGATGATAATTAATCTGTCTCCCCAGCGCCGCGATGACCTCCTGGAGGTCACAAAGGCTGGCGACGCCCTCACGATCAACGGCGTGGCATTCGACTTCTCAGTCCTGCCGGACGGCGCGACGATACCGGCCGGCGCGGTTCCATGCGAATGGCTTGTCGGCCCCGTCGAACGGATCGCCGGCCAGCTTCACCTGACGCTCATCCTGCCGCACGGCCCGAGCCCCTCGCAGGCAGTTGCGTTCCCGGCGCCAATCACCAATCCGCCTGATGGGGTCATGGCGCTGCCATTTGATCCACCGCCGGCGCTGGTCTCCGATACCACCGAAGAGGAGCCCGCTAATGTGGACGGTTGATCCATCCAAGATCGTCACCGCCGCGCAAAAGGCCGCCGACGCCCGTGCTGCGCTTCAGGCTCAATACTCCGCCGCCATTCAGGCGCATCTCGATGCCAAGGCGCGCGAGCGGCAGTATGACGGCATCCAGACCGCCATTACCTATCGCGGCGATCCGAACCCGCAATTCTCGGCTGAAGGCGAGGCGCTCTTCGCCTGGCGATCGGCGGTGTGGACTTATTCCACGGCCGAGCTGGTGAAGGTGCTGGCCGGCGAGCGACTGCAGCCCAGCCTCGAAGAGTTCATGGCCGAGTTGCCGGTGTTTGAGTGGCCGCAGTTCTAGGGGTTGGGTCTCTCGCCCATTCGGCGACAGCAATCGCTGAACTGAGCAATAACGCCGGCAGCGCCAGCGCGGCGAGGAACCTGATCACGCTCTTCCGATGAGATCGCTTGCCGTCCCAATCGTAAGACATTGTGCTTGCCTCTTCGTGATCCGAACGACGGCTCCGGCTCAACCATATGGGCACGATTTCGGGGGCTGGTCGAGTCACTTGTTGCGACAGTTGTGATCGGAATGCCTCAACCTAAACAAGGCCCGAAAACTGCCGCTGTGTCCGAATGTAAGCGATTGCGGCAGCTTCCAGGCTTCTGCACTCCGCTTCGCATCCAATCAGGGCGTCTTCGTCTTTCTCGGTTGCGCAGCGAAGGACGTCGCGCCGCAGACACGCATGCTCGTAAGCGATGCAGAGCTTCAGAAATGCGGGGCTGTTCATCATCCACGCGCTAGCACGCAGATCTGGGGCTGCCAAAAACAACCGGGCCATCCCTGCCTTTTTTACATCCATTGCGAACGCTCGTTTTTTCAGTCGAGCTAAACGGTTTGAACGGGCCTGCTAGGAAAAGGTTCCGCCACATTGATCCCGCTTAAACGGGGTTTAAGCCTCTAACCCAAAAGGAAAATCAGATGGATAAGACCGTGCCTCCCGGCGCGGCGATCCTGCTCGACTTCATCCGTGAAACGGAAGTCGGGCGGAGCGACCGCGCGTCCTATGACGTGATCTACGGCCACAATCAGAGCAAGCTGCCGCAGCCGCTGACGACCATGACCTATGGCGAAGTCGTCGACGCCCAGAAGGGCTGGTCGAAGCGGTTCCGCTCTAGCGCGGCCGGCGGCTATCAGTTCATGCGCGCGACGCTGATCGATCTTGCGAAGCAGGTCACGTCGATCAGCGGAAAAGATGTCTTCACGCCCGATCTGCAGGACCAGCTCGCTTACAAGCTGCTGCTGCGGCGCGGCTATGCCGAGTTCATCGTCGGCAAGATCACTCTCATTGAATTCGCCGAGAACCTGGCGAAGGAATGGGCCTCCTTTCCGGTTCTCGCCGCCACGAAGGTCAGCGAGCGCGAGATCAGGCGCGGCCAGTCCTACTATGCCGGCGACGGGCTCAACAAGGCGCTGGTGAAGCCGGAGAAGGTCGAGGCGGTGCTGAAAGATGTCCTTGAAGCAGCACGCCGGCCGCATGAGCCGGTGGAGCCGGAGGCTCGGCCGGTGCCATTACCCGTGCCGAAGCCGAAACCGAAGCCGGTGCGCAAATCTGGGCGGTTCTGGACCTGGTTGCTGACGGCCGGCGGCACGATTGTCACGGGGCTGAAGGAGCTGAACCTGGTCGCGCTCGACTGGCGGGTGCAGATCGCCATTCTCGTCATCATCGTCGGCTTCGCCGTCTACGCGATCACCTCCATGCCGGCGGTGCGCGGCGCTCTGGGGCTGAAGTGATGGTCGAATGGCCGAAGATCCTCGGCGGCGTGCTCGTGCTCGCCGCCATCACCTGGACCGTAGTCGAGATCCGCGAGGACGGTGCCCGATCCGCCAAAACCGCTATCGAGAGGCAGAACAATGAAGCGGCGAACCGCGCTCATTCGAAGCGCAATGATTACGACTCTTGCCTTGCTGCTGGCGGGCTGTGGAACTTCGGGGCCGGGGAGTGCGACGGCCCTCAGAAGCATCGTCGGGATTGACCTGGTCGGCGCGCGCGGCGCGACGCCGGCAGATCAACGGAAGATCGACCGGACCGTCGTCGGCATCTGCGCCGCGGCGGTCTGGACGGAAGGGGAATGCGCTAGACACGGGGAAGGGCGCTGAATGTCACAGAAATATTCGTCTTTGATCGAGCTGCTCAACGCCTGGTTCGGCGGCGCGGCGACGACCATGATCGGCGCGCTGGTCGGGCGGTTGATGTGGCACACAAACGAAGTCCGGAAGATGCGCCGGAAGTTCTTCGGAAAGGAGCTGCTCTGGGAAATGCCGATCGCCGTCGGCATGGCCTTCATCGGAGAGGCCCTGGCGTCATGGCTGGCGCTGGAGCAACCCATGGCAACCGGGTTGATCGCGGCGCTTGCCTATCTCGGGCCGCGAGGATCTGAGGTCCTGTTCATGCGGTGGTTTGCGGCCAGAGTGGAGAAGGGAGGGTAAAAGAACAGGTTGGGGAGTTTGGCTCAGCTGTCTTGACGTGGGACAAAAAGCCTTTGCATCCTGCTTAGCGTGTGCGGGGGGTAAGATGGCAGCTGGGCCAAACGAAGAATCACATGAAGAACGGCCTCTTCCACCAGAGGAACTAAGCGTGCGGGCGCGTGTAGAGCTTCGCTGGCAGCACGTTTTGGATCAGTGGAAACGCGGCTGGCACGAAGAATCGACGGTAGAGAGTCTCGAGACGTATCTGGAATCTCGTCGCAAGCTGACCTTCGAGGACAAATGTTTAGATCCTCGATACGACTGGGAACGCGACTGGGTGGCCGCGTCGATCTTGCACGACTGTAACCAAGATTTCGTGCGAAATCGTCGGGCTTTCAACGACGACTTAAAGCGGTTGTGGTTCGAGTGGCATGAGCGCTCGATAACCCACGGAGGGCAGGTTTCGTTAGAAGCCCTGAGGGGAATGATACTCATAAACGGCGCCTCGATTCTTGCTTGTTTGACCATACTCTCGGGGCAGGTCACTCAACCGAACCCTTCTGCACTTCTCGCAGCAAAGATAATGGTCTTCTGCAATGTCCTCAGTCTGTTGATGATGGCCGGCGGACAGGTGATTTGTTTCCATCAGCTTTTTGAGGTGATTGGGAAGGTTCGGGGTGCCTTGGTGGGGAACACTCGACACAGGAAACTATATGCCGTGTCCCGTTACCTTAAACGCCACCTTGACCCAGCATTGGTCTGGGGCAATGCCCTGATTTACGGATCGATTTTCGTTTTCGCGATCAGTTCGTTCTTGTGCGCCCTTATTCTGGTGTTCGATGGAGCAGCCCGCTAGTCCGCCCCTATTCGACGCTCTCAATCTCCTGGAGGGCGTCGATTTCGGTGTGGGTGATCCTGTGCGGTTCAAGCCAGATCACGCGCTCTGCCCATTCCAGCTCCTGATCAAGGAGCGGGTCGCCCGTTACGGAGACCAAATCCCAGGTGCCCGGTTTCCGACCCTTCCGCAGGAAGCGTAGAAGCGTCCTGCCCGCTCTCGTGCGCGCAATGCAAAGCTCATCAACCAAGTCCTCATTGGGTTTTCGCCGACGGCTTGAGATGAACGCCCACCAGCCATCGCGGATGGCGCCCATCGAATAGCCCCGAACGGAAAAGGCGGCCGCGTCTTGAGCGCCGAATGCTGCCGGGCTCATCATCTTGTTCATATCGAACCTCCGGGAATCTGTGGAACCGGTTTAGGTCTGCCGTTGTTCTCTGTTCGTTCTTATATTATCTGGCTGTTATGGTCGAGACGATCGGAGAAGCTTTTAGCCAAGGTTGGCAGCTGCGGGCGCGATGCGCGTACGGCAATCGCGAAGGGATGAAGTCCGTTCGCCAGTGCACGTGGACCTATGATCTCGACATGCTGACGCTGGTCGCAACGCGCGGCCGGGATTTCCCAATGGCAATGCTCGCCAGCCGGCTTCGCTGCCCGCGTTGCGGATCGCGAGCGGTTTCGGTCGTGTTCATGCCTCCGTCCGAGGGGGATAGGCGGCGAGGGGCGGCATGATGACCATAGCCAATTTGTGCAGCTTTTGCTGAAGCGCGCGCTGAGCTACGATTTCTCTTGTGGCAAGAAAGACATCCAAGAAAACCGATAACCCATCTCCCGATGCGATGCCGGCTCGTGTAGATCCCTGCCTTGCGACGCTCGTCGGCAAGCCACCGAAGGGGCCGGACTGGGCCTTCGAGGTGAAATGGGACGGCTATCGGATGGCGGTCCACATTGAAACCGGGCGAGTGAAGATCCTGACGCGCGGCGGCTATAACTGGACCGAGCGTTTCCCTGCCATTGCAGACGATGCGCGGCGCCTGGCCGTCAAGACTGCGATCCTCGACGGCGAGGCCGTAGTGCTCGACGATCAAGGCCGGTCGGATTTCGGCATGCTGCAGCGGGCGCTGGGGCGCTTGCCTTCGGCGGTCGAAGCCGGCGCGATCGTGCTCTATGCCTTCGATCTCCTTTACCTCGATGGCCGCGATCTGCGCCGCTTGCCTCTGCGTGAGCGGCGGCGGCTGCTCGAGCCTCTTGTCGCCGGCCGGGAGGGGGCCATTCGCCTTTCCGAAGAGGTCCAGGCCGACGGCGACGAGTTCTTCCGCGTCGCGTGCGCGCACGGCCTCGAAGGCATCATCGCCAAACACGTCGAGAAGCCCTATCGCTCCGGCCGCGGCGAGTGGTGGCAGAAGATCACCTGTAAGCGTCGGGATAGCTTCGTCATCGTTGGCTTCGAGCCGTCGACCGTGCCCGGTCACCTCGGCCGGCTGCTGCTGGCCGCGCGCAAGGGCGACGATCTCGTTTATGTCGGCGGCTGCGGTACCGGCTGGTCTCACGAGTTGTCGCGCGAGCTGCGCAATCTACTGGAAGGGATCGTGACGAAAACACCGGCCGTGGCTCTGACGAGGAAAGGCGCCGTATTCACCGATCCGGCTCTGGTCGCCGAGGTTGAATATCGTGCCTGGACAGACGACGGAAAGCTTCGACACGCTTCATTCAAAGGTATTCGTGCGGCCGCCGACGACGTAAGGATTTATCAACTGCTCTGATACTCATTCACTGCGGCTGACAAATTTCAGGAAGAGGTCACCCACATCAGTCGTTCTCTTGGCCAGCAGAGCGTCTCCGCCGTTCATCATGCCGCCAAGAGAACCGTTGATGAAGCGCTCCCGCTCCAGATCCGCGATCACCGTGGCGAAGACAGCGGCAGGCATCTCGAGCTCACTAATCTCAGCACGGATAACTGAGGATTGAGACCCCGCATAGGTCGCCTTCGCCGCCTTAACGCACGGCTCATATCCGCGAGGATTGTGTAGCACCGACAGAAGCCGAAGATGTGCGTCTGAAAAGTGGTCGATGCACGAAATGAATCGTCCGCGGAGCGCTTCATCCAATGTGAACCCAATCGCCGTGTTTACAATCGCGTTCTTCAGCGCTTGACGCTTAAACTCTCTGTGTGTCTTCATCGCGAGGTGCGTGGCCTCGTATACGCAGCTGATAAATTCTTCATTCTGGGAGAGAGTCGACGGATCAAAATCGGCAACCGTCTGCTGGAGCTCCACGATTGCTCCGCCAACAAGGCGAAACCATTCCTCACGACGTTTAGCAAGAGGTTCGCCAACGAAATGGCCGACGATCTGCTGAAGGGCATAGCCGGCTCCAGGAATGGCGATATCTGCCGTTCCGAGGGCGGTCTGCGCCACATGATAGGCGACGCCACGTGCATCCTCATCTGGAAAGTAAGCACCCGATTGGCACCGCCTGCCGGATAGCGCCTTGATGACCTAAGACACTCATTAACGACGTCGTTAGCGACGTGTCTTAGGTGAGGTATGGGATGCGTGTCGAAATTCTTGGTCAGGAACGGCGGCGGCGTTGGGGTGACGCGAAGA